CGATGGCGGAAAGCGGGCGGGACGGCGCGAAGACCGGCATCCCCATGGGGCTTGGATGATATTGCCCGCCAAGCGTTGTGGCGGCTTCGCGCTCCTTCTGAAGGTCTTCGAGGCGCTGCTGAAGCGTCGGGTCGGCGGCGCGGTCGATCGCGCCCCCGATGGCAGTAAAGGCGTCGGAAGCGGCGCGCTTCACATAGTCCCAGGCGCGGCCGAGAGCGGTCGTGGAGTCGGCCGCGTCGATCAACGACGGCTTCAGGCCGTCGAGCAATGCCCGCTGCGCGCCCGTCAGGTCGTTCTGCGCGGCCAGCGTCTTGATGAGTTGCCGGGTCCGGTCGTCGTATCCGCCGACCTTCGAATTGAGGAGATCGACGCCCTTCGCGGGATCGGCAAAGGCGTCGGCAAGTTCCTTTGTCGCGGCCTCGATGTCCTGGCCGGTGGTCGCGGCGTAGTTCTTCGCGACCGCAATCAGATCGCCGAACTGTTCGACCCCGATCCTCCCCGTGCGCAGAAACGCGACTTCCATGTCGCGCGCGGCGGCGACGGAAATCCGGCCGGCCTGCGCGGCGGCATCCGCGACACGGTTCAGTCGATCGATCGTCGCGCCGGCGGCGCGTCCCGCGCCCGCCGTCGCAACCTCAAGCTCCTTCTGCGAGGAAATGTAGTCGTTCCAGGCGATCAGCGCGGTGGCGCCGACAGCCGCGATGGCTCCGACAAGGAGGGTCGTCGGAGACACCAGCCCGCCGATGGTGCGGCCGAGTTCCTTGAGGACGCCGCCCACGCCGAGGCCGGAACCGGCGAATACCTGCGCGATCTGGGAACCCTGCTGCACCAAGACGGTAAGCGGCTTCTGGCCGCTCGCCAGGCCGACGACAACGTCGTTGAGCTGGTATCCGAGATTGACGATCTGCGCGCTCGCGAGCCGGCTCCCGTCGCCCACGCCCTTGAGCGCCTTGGCCGTGGCGTCGAACCGCGACTGCGCGAGGCGATGCGCGGTCGCCTGTTCCTCGGCGCTGATCGCGCCCGCCTTGAAGAGCGCGTTCGCCTCGGCGATCTCGGCGTTGAGCCGCTCCTGCGCCGCGCCGAGCGGATCGATCTGCGCGCGCAAAGCCTTCGTGCGGGCTTCGAGGTCTTCGGCGGCCTTCGCCGCTTCCTCGAAGACCTGCGCGGACTGGCGCGCCGAACCGACGTTCGACGCGCCCACGCCCAGGATCGAATTGAACCTCTCCTGGGCGGCGCTGGCGTCGGCCGCCTGCCGCGCGGCCTGCGCCAGGCGCTGAAGCCGCTGCGTCTCGCGATCCGTCGCCGCGCCCGCCGCGTCGATCGCATCGGAGGTCTTCTTGAATGCCGCCTGGCCGGAAGCTCCGACATCGTCGAACGCACGCTTGACGTCGTCCTTCCCGGTGACGCCGATGCGGATCGACACGTTGCGGTCGGTCACGTTCCGTTATCCTTGCGATAGGCGCGGACGATGAGCCGCTCGATCTCCGGCAGCGCGTCCACGAGGACAGGATTGAGCGCGCCCATGGCGTCGGCGAGGAGAAGCACGGCCGCGAAGTCGAGGCCGAAGACGCCGCCCATCACGGCGCGCACCTGACCGGCCGACCGCCGGAACACCTCCCAGGCGGCGCGGCCTTCCTCCGTCCGCGGAGCGTGTTCTAAGTATGGGCATCCCGCGCACGCGCTCGCGCACGCGGCGCAGTAGCCTTCGCCCCCGCCGAAGTGCCATTCGGCGAGGGCGAGGATGCGTTTTTTTCGTCGGCCTGGATCAGCGCCGGCGCCACATAGAGGCGGTCGATCGCGTCGAAGGCCTGCCAGACCTCAAGCAGCGCGTCGATGTTGTCGGGCGTGGGGTCGATCGGCGTGCCGGCCGCGTCGCCGATGCCTTCCCATTCGAGGATGCCCCAGCGCGCGAGGCTCCGCGTGAAGGCCGCGCTTCCGACGAAGACGCCGTCGTCGGCGGCCGACCTGATGGCTTCCGCCGCGGCCTGACGCGCCGCGATGATCGCCGCCACTGTCACCGGCCGAACCTTCACCCGCACGCCGGGAACCAGATCGAGCCAATAGGGTTCGTGCCGCGGCGCGGACAATCGAAGCATTGTGCCCCCTTTCGAATTTGTCAGTAGGAAGAAACGTCGTTGACGAGAACCGCCGTGCAGGTCTTTGCCAGCGTCGGATGCTCCGACGCCTGCCAGTCGAAGGACGCCTGCACGCCGGCCGGCCCGGTGATCGGCAGCTTTGGCTTTGGCAGGTTCACGTTGTGCACGACGAACCGCAGGAGCTTCCCGTCAGCGATCGACCACTCGAAGATCAGCTCGATGGCGGTGCCGGCGACAGCGAGATCGAGGAGGCTGGTGTCGGCGAAGCGGACCGCGACCTGACCGGTCACCGCGAGCATGGCGGGATCGGCGCCGGCGATGCGTCCGTCGGGCCGGATGACCTCCACCTTGTCAAGGTTGTTCGCGTAGGTGAAGGTGCCCGAAACGACATTGCCGAGCGGCACGCCGTCGCGGCGGATTTGTCCTGTGAACTGCGTAAAGCGCTCGATGACCTGCTCGGTCGGCGAGCCGGCGCCCGACGCGCCTCCTCGGGTCTCGCCCTGGGCGACGATGCTGACCGTGCCGTTGAGCAGACCAGAACGCTGAAGCTGGATGGCGAGCTTGTCCGCCATGGCGCCGAAGTTCATGCCGTAGCTCGGCACGTCCGGCATCCCGACCTCGATCGCCGCCGACGGCAGAGTGAGCGCGCCGGAAACGAAGACATGATTGTAGGCGCCGGTCGTCCCGCCGCCGCTAAGCGTCGCTCCCGATGCCGTGGCGTGGGAATCGGCGTCGTCGCCGCTGTCGGAAGCCGCGAGCGTGACGCTGTTGCCGGGCGTGCCGATGGTGTCGGAGGTAACGACGATCGTATCGCCGGCCTCGTTAAGCGTATAGGTCTGCGCCTTGATCGCGGTCGTGGCGCTAGCGTTCAGCCCGATGACGGCGTTGGTCAGCGTATCGCGCAGCGTCGAACCGATCAGGCTTTGGTCGCCGCTTGCCCCGCTCGCCTTGAACGTCCAGTTGGCACCGCCGATGGTGATCGTGGCCCCATCCTCCGGTTGCGCGTTGAACTTGAAACTGCCGGCCGCTGCCGTGCCCTGCGTGGTCGTGGGCGATCCGAACAGGAGCTTGAGCCAGTAGCCGAAATTGCGAAGATCGAGCGGGACGACGACATCGCCGTCGTTGTTGATCACATCACGCGCGGGCTGCTGCGGGTCGCGACCGTAGCCTAGAAGATCGCTGGCGATGAGGTCCTGCTGTTCGCCAAGCTGCGACGAAACGAAGGGCACCTTCTTGAAGCCCGATCCGGGCGGCGTGCCATAGGTGGTTTCAAAGGCCAGCGCCATGACGGCGTTGGCCCCGCGGGCGCGGGCCATGAGAGCCTCCTTGATTGAATTTCAGGTGAGCGGGTTGGTGGTCGAGTAGCTGGCGACGATCGCCGCGTCGGCCCAGCGGCCGGACGCGGCGCCTGCTATTTCGAGATCGTCGGAAGTCGGAGCTTCCACGTCGAGGAATTCGCACAGACCGCCGAGCGTCCGGGCGGCCGCCACGGCGGCGCCGATCTCCGTAAGCATCGCGTCCAGCGCCTCTTCGCGCGAAAGCGTCGAGGACGGAAACGCGGCGATCTCGAGCGGAATGCGATGCTCGTAGACGTAGGTGAGCGGCGAAAGGAGAACGTCCGGCTCGCCCGGATCGCCGTCGCGGACGATCACGAGGCCGCCAGGCGGAATCCGCTCGGGCTTGTCGAGATTCCGCTTGACCTCGGCGTTCGGCAGGGCGGCCGCGACGAGGGCCTTGACCGCCTCGATCACCTGTTCGCGCCTGCTCGCCAACGTCTATCTCCAATGAGCCGCGATGAGCCCGCCGACGCGATCCGCCCAGCGTTCGCCGGCGCCTTCGACATCGAACCGCTTTCTCGGATTGACCATCGGGACGAGGACGAAGATCACGAGATACCGCCTGCCGCCCGTCAGCGGCGTCCTGATCGGCTTGAAGGATTTCCGCCGTCGCCAGCGGGACGGTTGTCGCACATAGCTCGCGTCCGTCACGAGCAGCGCGTGACCGCCACGCTGCACGAACCGGAGCTTCACCCCGGTTTCCGTCTCCCAAATCGCGGGCGTCAGCCGCTTGTTCTTGACGGTCGTGTGGCTGACGCCGGCGTCCCTGGTCGGGACCGCAAGATACCGCTTGTTCCGCGCGACGATCGGTACGCCGCGCTCGAAGGCGTCCACGATGTCCGGCGCGCGCGTCCAGACATAGGCGGCCGAATTCATGCTGGGCCGCCCTTCGGGATAGCGCTTGCCCCGCCAGGTGTTGGCGAGGCGCTGCCCCATGCCGGCGGCGACGACCTGTCCGCGAAGCTCGTCCTTGAGACCCGCCTGAACCTCGTCCATCGCCTCGGAGACGGCCTTCTCGGTATCGTCGAAGGCTCGCTCGAGAACAGCGGCCGTATCGTCGGCCTTGAAGCTGAACCGCACGGCTCAAGCCCGCGGGGACGCCTCGCAGGTCCACACGAGGCCGAGGCTGTCGCGGACCGGCGTTCCGATGATGTCGAACAGGGCGCCGTCGATTTCGACGGAATCGCCGGCGGCGGGGGATGCGACCTCCGCGACGCGCGCGTCGATCAGCACCGTCGCCATCACGGCTCGGCTGCTTCCGAAGCCGACAACCTCGTCCGGCGATTTGCGGATGACACGAACGGCGCTGCCGTCGCCCGCGCCACCCGCGCGCCAGATCGCGTCCTCGGCCAGGTTGGCGTCGCGGAAGATCGCGTCAACCGCCGCCGAGAAGGCCGAGGACATCGCTGTCATTAGCTGGAAGCTTCATTCGCCCGCGCGACGCCGTTCAGGCGGACTCGGCCGGTGGTCGAACCGGAGCCGTTATCGACCGCCTGGACGGCCGCGCCGATCAGCAGGTTGCCGGTCGCGACGGTGGTGCAACGCTTGTTGGTGTTATCCCAATAGACAAGCGCGCCGACGGTCCACGCCTGCGATCCGGCCTTCGCGAGATCGAACACGCCGCAGGTCTTCAGCGCCACGTCCGCGCCGCTTACGGCGTCCCCGGTGCAGACGCCGAAGATTTGACCGACCTGCGCGCCCTGGCCGGAAGTCCGGTCGTACGGGGCGGAAACAACGACGATGTCGCCGTCTTGAACGAAATTCTTCATGGAGGTTCTCCATCGGAAGGGGGAAAAAGAAGCGGAGCGCCGTCAAGGCGCTCCGCAGTCACGACGCCGCAGAAAGGCGCGAGGCGGCGTCTATCCTCAAGCCGGATCGGCGCCCGCGTTCTTGAACAGGCCGCGGAAGTCGAGCGCCTTCGCCGCGAAGTCGTGGCGAATCTTGATTTCGACGCCATCGACTTCGAAGCCCGACCGCTGATCGATGAACGGCTCGGTCTGCCCTTCGAGATGGGCATATTCGACCGTATCGACGAGGTTCGGATCGGCCGCGAGATACCACGGCTGCGGCCCGCCGCTGTGGAACAGACGCGGCTCCTCGATAACCTGCAACGAGCCCGCGAACGGGTTCACGTCGTCGGGCTTCGCCGGCGTCGTCGCCGCCAGCATCTTGCGGGCCTCGATCGCCCGCTGGCCGGGCGGAACGAGGATGAAGCGCGGCCGGGCGTCGATGTATTCCTTGTCCGCGCCGGACGCATCGCCGAGGTCCTTCTGCTGGGTCATCTTCTCCCACGCCTCGGACAGCGCTCCCTCGTCGATCACGCCCGAGGTGCCGAGATTGCCGTGGTTCGCGTGGAAGAGAGCCACGCCGTCGGCAAGGTTCGCGTTGGCGATGAGCACGTTGTAGACGATGCTCGATTCGAGGTCGGCCGCGCGCTGCCCCGCCGTCCCGATGGCGCGGTCGAAGGCGCGGAGATCGTCGTTGACGATCGCCTGCCGCGTCAGCGCGACGATGCGGCCATAGGTGGCGAGCTGATAGGATTCCCGGCCTTCCGCGATGGTGCCGTAGCTGAATTCGGCGCCTTCCATCACGGCCTTGAGCGCGGGGAAGTTGCCGACCTGCGTTGGATACATCGGCTTGAAGTCGGTGGCCGTGACGCCGCGCGCCCAGGCCGTGAACGTGCGCGGCGTGCCCGCATAGGCCTGCCGCAGACGCTTGCCGGCGACCGCCGCGAGGATGAGCGGGAAGTCGCTGGTCGATTGCAGACCGGCGCCGCGGGTCGCCGTGTGCGCGATCTCGTTGGGCGTCATGCCGCGCGTGCGCACGCCCGCCGCTTCCAGGCAATCGCGCGCGATGTCGAGCAGGCGCATGCCGCGATACTCGCGGGCGCGGTCCGTCATCTGGAACGCCTGCGGCTGGGCGCGATGCAGGATCGCCTCCGCGATGGCCTCGCGGCGCGTCACGGTCGCGTCCAGGCCGCCGGCCGGCATGGAGACCTGCGAATGGCCGGCGCCGCGCGAGTCGCGCTCGGCCAGCTTGTCGAGTACGACCTTGCGGGCTTCCTCGATCGTCACGCCGC